TATTGGGGTCATTTGCAGCCAATTGTCTCATAATTGTTGGTAGTGTTAAAACCAAAACAAATTTATCCTTTAAAGATACATTTAAAGGAGATTGGTCTGTCGGATTTCCTGTTTCACATAAATTAACAGATTCACTCATAATGACCTCCACCCTTCTGATGTAAGATCCCAAACATCCTTTTCTTCTTCTGGGAATAAATCTTTATCATTAAACAAAGATACAGTTTGTTGGTTTAGGTTTGTTATTTGTGACATATGAATAGAGGGAGTAATAACTTCACTATTATTTAATTCTCTGATACCATATAACCGGGCATCTTTTTCCCAATAACCTATATCTGATATATATAAAGGTTTTCCTTGATTGTCGTGATCGTCCACTTGAAAGTATTGTTGACAAATGTCTGGTTCTAACATGAAAAGAGCCCAAACCAATGACATAACCCTATCATCATAAAAATTGTCATTTTTTTTACGGTACGTACCATTTGGGTATTTGATAAAAGTTTCTAATTCTTTAATAGTATCAATATCATTAATGTTAATAGCTTGAAGGGTATTTGTCCAATACCTCATGTTGGTAACTCCTGCAAATCTTAAATTAGTATGTGACAATATACCTAAGTGTCTAGACGCTTGAGTATTAGTAGGGGATATCTTAGAACAACTAACAATTTTTTCGTATTCGTGCTTGTGAAATAAAGCATCAATGACTTGACCCCCGCAATTATTTCTTTCTACTAATAACGGGGGATTACCCCATTGATTACATAATTTTACCAAATTATTTGCAAAATGATAAGGTTCAATATAATTTGAACAATAAACAGCGACTTGTTCAATACGCTTTAAATCCGTAATATCTAAAATTTGTGCAACTGAAGAGGCTCTACCTATACCTTCTCCCACGTCTACACCTATAACATAAAATTTATTAATATCTGGTATTTCAAAAACTTTATAATTCCCATCATCTAATGTATAAATTGGTGGTTTTTTATTTTCTTTAAATTTTTCAATAATAACAGCACCCACTGCAGAATTTCCAGGATCTAAGAAAACATTTCCAAATTCCTGCAAAAATGATTCTTCTGAACCCAATGTAGCGATCATTTGTTGTTTCCATTTTTCTGTTCTTCCTGGAATATCCCACCAATCTACCCTTTCTGCTTTCCATGAATTAGTGCCTCTTTCAGCACCAGAATAAATTTCATAGAATTTATTATCCGTTCCGTTTGGTGTAGATACTGTAAAAATTTTCGATTTCTTACCAGAAGACACAACAGGAATAACTGATTTCCAAAAATCTTCAATAAGATGGTTTTCAATAAATGCCATTTCGTCAATAATAAGTACCGAAATACTTTCACCTCTAATTGCAGTAGCTGTTGTGGTACTAACGCCAATACTCGAATCATTATCAAAAGTTAAACCAGTTTTACCATATTCCTTAACCCCTGGTTTTAAAAAGTTGGGTAATTGTTCATAAGCAGTTCTTATTCTTTTGAAAATATTAATAGCAGTTTGTTCTCTATTAGCTACTACCATAATTCTTTGATCTGGTTCAAAACAAGATAACCAAAGAGCATAAATGGTCATTAATGTTGTCTTACCAAACTGACGACAAGACAATAGACAAGTAAACCTATTATTAACCAAAGACTTGAGAATTTGTCTTTGTCTGGTATAAAGTTTAATAACTTCTTTACCTCTATCCAAATTAACAATATAAAAATAATTTTCAGCGAAATAGATGATATCTTCTTTACATCTTTTTAACTCTTGAATCATCTTCGGAGTCCACTCGAATTGAGCTTCGGACTTCGGTACATTTTTATCACCCCTATAGTATTGAAAATCATTAATAGGATTTTCAAAAATATCAGAAATAATTTTAGTATCTTCCTCTTGAAGAGAATATTTTCTTTTACGCCCCATACAACTAATTAGGTCTATTGATTTAAAATACCTACAAGAGTCGATCTGAGATGTTCTATGAGCGCGTCTTTTTCTGCCTGACTATGCGCATTCATGATACAGATTTTTTCACCATTTAAATCATATCCCAAAACCATATAACATTTTAAATACTCTTCCATAATGTTATTGAGGTGATCTAAATCTTTTTCTTTTGCTCTATCCGTATAAGCTGTATTATAAAATCTTAAAAATGCTTGCTTTATTAAATCTTCAATTTGCAGAACATTTTCTCCTTTCAAAGAAGGAGAAACATTTGCACCACTAAGACCTTCAGGTACAGGTTTTTTTTTAGGTGGTTTTTTTGTGGTTTTAACACTGGCTGGTTTCTTTTTTTCAGCCATAGTATTATTTATGAGATTTTGTTTTATCTTTATAATTGGGGGCTTTGTTATTAATATTATATTTTACTAAATGTTCTACCAAAACCTCAAATGAACTAGTTTTAAGTTTTAATCTCCCTGGAATAAATTGTCCACCATCATAAAGTTCAAAATAAGTCTCATCTAAAAAAGGATCATTCAAATAACAAGTACAAAAAACAGAAGATACACCAGGATCAATAAGAATAGTCCACACTCTAGGATCTACCTCACTGTAATCAGTGAAAATTTTATAAGCGTAATACCCAGAATCTCGAAGTCTCTTTAGAGTATAACCCAGCGTAGTTAGTTTATTTGCCATACTCTAATTTATTCTTCTACTGTTTATTTTACAAGTGCAGATATAATAAATTTTACACAAACATCATTATCCTTGGTTTCAAATAATGTAACTTTCAATGAATTATTAATTTTAACTTTAAAATTATCTACACGAAGACCTGCTAACAACCGAATATTTTCTAAATTCAAAGGTAGAGCATTTTTGATGGGTTCTCCTTGAAATTTTTCTGTAGCCAAATATGTGATGTTATTAATATTTTGTCTTTCAAAATCATTCAGTTCAGCGTAAACTGAATCATCTTTAGTATAAAAATATAATTTGTCAGAATCTGTAGCAATAGAACTTCCTTTCAAAATTTCACTAAATTTAAAATTAGTTAAAGTAAATTCTGAATCATAAGTCAGTTGATTAATTTTATCGGGATTTACAGGACATCTTTGCATATAACTATCCTCTAAAAGAAAATAATTAAATTTAAATTGTGGTGTTTGATACTTAATGTGATTGTCTTCAATGATAATTTTTAATTCATTTTCTTCTACACAATCAAGAAGTCTTACAAATTTTTTAACATCTGGTAAATTTAAACGAGATATTCCAGATAAGTCTGTATTAGTCTTCAATGTGGCTAGTAGTACAATACTACCATCCTGTGAAGCACATACAGCATACAAAGAGTTTTCTTTAGCAATTAAAGAAACATTATCTGCTAATTTACTAACAGGTAAAAGAAACTTTTGTACGAATATATTCTTATCTAAAATTATCTCTTTTGACATTTATTTTTGGTAATTTTTAACTTTTTGAAACGTTTTTACAAACTCTTTAATAGAAGAATCTATAGATTTCAATATATCTACAATTTCAGAAGAAGCAACAGAGGTTACAGGAGAGGATACTTGTGGAATAACTTGCTGTGATGTTGGTTCTGGCGGAAGAGGTTGAATTGGTGGTGGCAGTGGATACATTTGTTCAGCCATTGTATCTAATTCCTGTCTTTGTCTTTGTTGTTCTTGTTGTTTTCTTTCATGAACTGCTGTCAAGAAAGAGGTGGGATCCAATCTAGTAGCCCTACCACTGCTAGATTGTTGAACAGTAGAATTATCTACTTCGGTTAAAGTCATACCTGCCATTTTAGCTACTAAAGCTGTAGCGAATTGTTCTTCAAATGAACTCATAATTAAGAGGGATTATTTTTAGCAAATTCTACAAATTTGTAAAATTCTGCACGAGCATTGTTATTATTATCCAAAAATACACCAGACATCTTAGCTGTCTTCATATTACTATTGTGTCCAATACCACGATTAGAACAACAAGTATGACCAGCTTCAATAAGAACAGCCACTCCCTTATTATTCTCACACACATTATTCACATAGTTGTGAATCTGCATTGATAAGTTCTCCTGTACCTGAGCACGGCGGGCAAACCAATCTACAATACGATTAAGTTTAGAGAGACCAATCACTTTACCATCTTCTGTTGGAATATAAGCTACATGAGCTACTCCTGTAAATGGAAGCCAATGATGAGCACATAAACTTACTAATCTAATATTAGTTTGACAAACCATTCCATCATACTTGTCTACATTATCAAATGCAGTAATTTTTGGTTGATTACTAAAACAACCAGAGAGTAGTTCATTCATATAAGCTTTAGATACTCGATGTGGGGTATCCATGGCATTAGGATCTGTCTTGTAATCAAATCCCAAAGCTTCCATGAAGCATCCAAAATGTTTGGATGCTTCATCAATACGAATTTTTTTTTCGTCTTCTGTATAAGGAATATTACCGTTAGATTGAATCATATATTTTATAATAAATTAAAGACCAGCCAAGAGTTCTTTGAGTTTAGCATCTGTATCATCATCAGAGGAAGTTGTGGATAAAGATACTTCCAGTTTCTTTTCTGGAATATCAGCAGATTCTTTAATACCTGCAAAAATACTATCCAAGGCTTCATTTTTTTCTTTTTTTGCAATAGAAACAGTCGGTGTTGGAATTTCTGTGTCATTGTCGTCTTCTGATGTATCTTCATGTATATCAGACACACAGAAATAATGTTGATCCAACATTCTCTGAAGTTCAGCTTGAGTCTTGGGTTTAAAGAATTTATTCAGGTCATGTATATTGTTATAAACTTCATCTAACTTCTTTTGATCGATGTCTTCTAGTTTAGCAGGAGACATAAACTTAGAAGAAGTGTACGTGGTCATCATACGATTAGCCCCACCAAAGTTAGCAGAACGAGATTCACATTTAATCTTGAAAGTACAACCCTCAGCCACATCAAAAATTTTAACACCAAATTCATCAGCATCATCTCCGTCGATTGCGTTGTTAATAATTTTGGCTAATTCTTTACCATAGCGAATGACTTTAACTTTACCTTCATTCTCTGGATTGGTTGGATCTGAAATTACATAAGCATTGACCATCCAATTCTCTTTACGAGAAACTTCTTTGAGCTTACTCTTTTCTTCGGGTGAACCTGTATTATATGTTTTGAGAACATATGAATCAATAGGACAAGACTCACCATAAGTTGTAGGACAAAGTGTAGTAACAAATTGACCAGTAGCCAAACTCTTCCAAGAATGGTGATAGTAATGGAAGATTGTGTTCTTGGGTTCAATTACATTAGGAATTAGGCGAACCAAATAGGTTTTTCCAGATTCGAATTTCATAATCTCTTTAAAAGAACTTTCACCGTTCTTGTTGTTAAGAGAAGTTTTAATAGCATCAAACATATTTTTTGTAAATGTCATAATAGTGGATTAAGTTGATTAGATTTTAGATTTTATATTGTTTTATTAAGAATTCAAGCTTTTATCAATAAAAAGTTTTAATTTGATAAAAGCTTTGATTAAAAATGGTCGGAGTTTTTCTGAATTAATATACTTTTGTCTATATTCCAGAAAATTTTTACCAAAGTCACCTAAAAAGAATTCTTTGGTATCTTCTGCCATTTCATTTATATAAGAAGAAACATTATCAAATTCCATTAAAGAATAAGGATTAATTTCGTTTTTCTTGATATGATAAACCCACGAATTTTCTGATCCATTTTCTTTAAAGGACAGATAATCATGAAGTTGTATTTTATTTTTTAAACAAAACCTAGAAATGAAAACCAAAGATTCTTTAACAGAATCAAATTGAGTATCAGGTAAAGTTTGTGTTAAAAGTTGTTTGTATATAGTATAAGATTTGATTGCTCTTGGAGAGGAAAAATAATTCAAATCAAAATATTCTACATCATTATATAATTTATATGGAGCTTTAAAATAAGTAGTCATGTCGATATCAGGATACCGAGTAAAAAAATTAACAAGTCTTTTTATTGATACGTATTTTGGATCTTCTTCAAATCCATCAAAAGACTTTTTAACTTTAAATGGTTTGTTTTTTAAAGTCCGAGAAACAACTAAGTGCGTATTATAAATTTTTATTTCTAAAGGAGTCACATCAAAGATTTTTTGAAAAGGCGTTTTGTATTCTTTGATTTTAATAGAGAAGGATAAAGTTGCAACAGGTTTAATAAGGCTTCATTTACATTTTCTGAATGGGTAGTGTAAATAAAAATTTCCCTAAGGTCTTTACTTTCTAAAATAGAAGTAAAAAGAACAGTGGGGTTTATTTTTTTATTTTTAATAATAGATAAGAAAGATCCAAATTTAAACACACCTAGGATATATTCTTTGGTACATATTTGACACAAAGGATCAGTTCTACTAATAAAATCATCTAATATTTTCTCATTAAACATTTAAAGGTAATCTTGTTATTTACCCCCTAAATGTTTTTTTGTCACTTTAACTAAATTTCTCTAATGCATTAGAAGCTTCATTTAATGCACTTCGAGGGTCTTCTATCTCAAAATGATCTGGATTAGTTTCTTTTAATGTCAAAGTTTCATAATTGCATTTAAAAGAACCATGACCGAAATTAGGACCAAAACGATTTTTTTGTAATCCCATATTAATAACACCCAATTCTCTATCTTCTTCTGTTTGCCACAAAGAACATATTATATCACACGTACTTGCTAGACCTATAGATTCTGCAATACTCTCCATTCCCGGAGAAGTTGTATTGAATGAACCTCTCTGCAATTGGGTGGCAGAAACAACTGGTATGTTATATTTAAAAGACAAAGCTCTTAATTGTTCCGCTATTTCTTTTACTTCTGAATAGGAATTCTGGTTTTTTGTAGATGGTAAAAGTAAGTTAATATAATCCACCACTAAAATATCTGGTTTAAATCCTTTATGGGATAATTTAGTAATATAAGCATCAATATGTCTTACTGTAATACTTTTTGGTGCATATTCTTTGACTACTAATTTACTATTAATATTTTTTCGGATGTAGTGTAATTGTTCTTTAAGTTCTGGTGTATATGTCTTTAAGTCACTATGAGGAATTTGAGTTAATTGAGAAGAAATTCTTTTAGAGTACATAAACTCTGACATTTCTAAAGAAACTAAAAGAACATTTTTATCTGCTAAAACCATATTGGTGGCGACATTACCTAATACAATAGATTTACCCACATTTACTTGACCTGCAAATACTGTTAGTGTTTTAGGAAATAACCCACCTTCTGTTTTATCATCAATTAATTTCCAGCCAGTTGGAATTGGTCTATATGTAGTAGTTAATTCTTTAATATGTTCATCAACTTCTTCAAAATACCAATGTCCCAAATCTTCACTTAGATTTATAGCGTAAGCTTTTTCAAAATCTTTTAATGTTTCACCCGGGTCTACTTTACCACTAGAAAATTTTTCTGCCGTCTTTACGATAGTATTATAAAGACATCTTTCTTTTAAAAATCTTTCAGTGTTGCATAGTAATTCATCTTTATTAAAATTACTATCGATTTGTTTGAATCTGGCTGATACTTCATTAAATGATTTTTTTTCTTCTTCTAAAGTAAGACGAGATTTAATTTCTGTCAAAGAAGGAACTACCCCCCTTTCATTGAAAAATGAAATGATATTTTTAAAAACAACTTTGATGTTTTTATCATTAAAATATGATATATCTACGTGTTCAACAATGGAAGCTAGATATTCTTGGCTGAGAAGAGAGTTAAAAAGAATAATGTTTTCATAGTAATCTAGATCTAATTTGGATTCAGAATGCATTATTCGATATTATTAACTTCTTCTTCAATATCACTCGTAGAACTTTTACCATAACAAAGATTTTCTTGTAATGCTTTTTCTAGATCTGACATAATTTTTTCCCAAAATTGGGGATTATTTTCTAAATCTTTACGATAACCCAAACTTTCTCCTTTGTACATAACAGTACGACCTGGTTTTTCTATAACTTTAAATGCTTCTGCAATTTCAAAAAGACCAGTATATTTGTTAAGACCTGTTTTAAAATTGAGATAAAGTTCTGTTTTAAGATAATTCGGAACAAACCGATTTTTAACAGTTAAAGCTCCTAGAGTAACCCCGGAGATGTTGTGTGCAATAGCTACTGATTGTTGATCTGGATTATCAGCGGACTTTTCATTTCGTGTACTTAATTGAACTAGAACTGAAGCCAAATAAATTGGGCCTTTACCACCTGATTGATTTTTAACTAATGTAGGAAACATTTCCATTCCCTCATAAACGTGATTAGAAAATAAAATAGGAACTTTTGCTTTAGCTGCTTTATATGTTAAAACTCTCATCATTGATTTAATAGCTTTAGCTCTTTGACCTACATCTGCTGCTTCTTTTCCTGAAGCTGCGTCTTTGATTTCTTTAGCAGATGCTAAATTACCCAAAGAATCAATAGATACAATAAATTTTAAATCTGGGTCTGATTCTCTTGCTTTAATAACATTATCCAAAAAAGTACAAATTTGATTTCTACAATCTTCAATAGTTTCGACTGGATAATATTTTACCCTGGAAGTATCTATTCCTACATTTTCTGCACTTTTTTTGTCTACTGCTACTTCAGAATCCCAAATAACTGGAATATATCCCTTCTTTTGAGCATTAGCCATTATTTTGTTAATAATAAGGGTTTTACCTGCCATAGAAGGCCCTGCAAATCCAGTAATTCTACCTGACGGGATTCCTTTATACATAGAACCACTAATAATAGCGTTCAGAGCATATGATCCTGTATCAATCCACTCATCTGCAGTGGATAGAGTAGAAGATTCTAGTACCTCTGCATCTGGATTCAGTGCATCTACTGATTTAAAAATATCTTTTAGTGAGTCAAGTTGTGTTTTAGCCATATCATTGAATATAATAAATTACTTTTTAAATATTTCAAGTAATAAAAAAGGGTCTTTGAAATTAATCAAAGACCCTTTTTTCACTATTCTTATTTTTTTTTCTATTCGTCGTCAA